CAAGAAGGTTTGTTTGGTGGGCAACAAGACATCCTTACAGGCGTTGGTGAAGAAAGCCAAAGGCTAGAAGACATCATTATGTCTAGCACTGGGTTGCTTGCGGCGATTGGTGCGGGTGGCCTTGGTGGCGCACCTGCTAGACCTAGGCCGGAACCATATAGACCTTATATGGAAAAGTTAGATTATGCGCCGGGTATGGTTGAAGCCTTAAAGCCGCAACAACAGGTAGACTACAACAAGGAAGTCGATAGGCTTTTAACAATGGGAATGGGTGGTAGAAAACAGGGAATGCTTGTATGACATACCTCAACTTAATGAATAATGTTCTTCGCCGTTTGCGTGAAGAAGAAGTAACAAGTGTTACTGCTACCACTTACTCAAAGATGGTTAGCGACTACATTAATGACGCAAAGAAAATGGTTGAAGAGGCTACAGACTGGTCTGCTCTTCGAGAAACAATCATTGTAACAACAGCCGCATCTGACAATACCTACTCACTTACAGGTGCTGGCAACAATGTCAAAGTAATGTCAGTAATCAATGATACTCAAAACTGCTTCATGGAGTATCAGACTAAAGATTGGTTTAACGATGCGTTGTACATTGCTAATGCTGTAGAAGGTGCGCCTAAATACTTTACCTATAATAGCCTTGATGGAAGCGGCGATACTCAGGTGTTAGTTGGCCCTACGCCAGATGGCGTCTATACGCTTCGATTCGATGTAGTCAAAAGACAAGCCGATCTATCTAGCAATACTGACACCCTTTTAGTTCCTGCAATGCCTGTTGTTCATTTGACAGTAGCACTGCTTGCGCGTGAGCGTGGCGAAACAGGCGGTACTTCTGCCGCTGAATACTTTGCCGTTGCTGACAGGTTTTTATCTGACGCTATCGCTATAGACGCGGCCAAGCATCCAGAAGAGATGGTATTTAGGACGGTTTGATATGGCTCAACAACTGCAAAGTATTAATCTTGTAGCACCTGCCTTTAAGGGTGTTAACACTGAGGACTCTCCGCTTGCGCAGGATCCATCTTTTGCTGAGGTTGCGGATAATGCCGTAATCGACAAGCGAGGACGTATTGCCGCACGCAAGGGCCACAGCGTTACTACAACCAATAAGACTGTACTTGGCAGTGATTCCATTCGGTCTATTAAAGAGTTCCGTGATGACGGCGGCAACACTAAAATCTTCTCTGTTGGCAACAACAAGATCATTAGCGGTACAACCACGTTAGTCGATGAAACTCCCGGTAGTTACACAATCACCGCTGATAACTGGAAGATGGTTACGTTTAACGACAAAATTTATTTCTTCCAAAGAACGTATGAGCCTCTTGTCTATGACAATGCAAGCGGATCAGTAGTTAAGTTAAGCACAGTTGCAGGCGCTTCCGGTGCTTCTGACATACCCAAATCAAACGAAGTGTTAGCGGCATATGGTCGCCTTTGGTGTGCTGACGTAAGCAACAACAAATCTACTGTTTTCTGGTCTGACCTATTAATCGGTCAAAACTGGACAGGCGGTACTAGCGGCTCTATTGATATCTCCAAAGTATGGCCTGACGGCTACGACGAAATTGTTGCGTTAGCCGCACACAACAGCCTCCTTATTATCTTTGGTAAGCACAGTATTGTGGCTTATCAAGGCGCTGAAGCCCCAGCAAGCATGACCCTAGCAGATACCGTTGCAGGTGTGGGTTGTGTAGATAGAGATACCGTGCAGTACACAGGTACTGATGTCCTGTTCCTATCACATACTGGCCTCAAAAGCTTTGGGCGAACAATCCAAGAGAAATCTTTGCCGATTAGTAGCCTGTCAGGAAACATTACCAAGGACATTATTGGCTCGTTACAAACAGAGAGTAGCTTTTTTAGATCGGTGTATAGCCCAGAAGAAGGCTTTTATCTTCTGACATTTGTTGGTCAGGATATTACGTATTGCTTTGACGTTCGCGGCACAACAGAAAATGGCTCGTACCGTGTAACTCGCTGGGTATCTACAGGATTTACTTCGTATGCCAGAAAAGAAGATGGCGACTTATTGATTGGCACATCTAACGGTATAAGCGAGTACACCGGGTACACCGATAATGCTACGCCATACCGCTTTAAATACTACAGCCCAAGTTTAACGTTTGGCGATAGCTCACGAATTAAGATCCTTAAAAAACTAAAGCCAACATTAGTAGGCGCAAACAATGCCACGGTGTTTTTGAAGTGGGCGTATGACTTTAAAGGTACGTACTCAACGGCTGAGTTTACGGTAGGTGACCAGATAACAGGATTCTTTGGCGAAAGTGAGTATACGGCGGTTGAGTTTACTGGCGGCGCACTAACTAACCAAAGAAGTCTTAATGCAACGGGCTACGGCACTAGCGTTGTTGTGGGTTTAGAAGCGGATATTGATGGCTCTCAGCTATCACTACAAGAAATTAACGTAATGGCTTTGATAGGAAAGCTACTTTAACGGGAGCAAACAATGGACGACGATATTTTTAACGAAGACGAGTTTGATTTTGAAACCGGCCAGTTTATTGAAGGCTCTGGTGGAGGAAACGGCTTCTTTGATTTCCTAGGAGGTCTTGCTGATTATGCAACCCAGCCCGGCGTTTTACTCCCAGGCATTCTTGGCGGCCTGCTTACGGGCGAAGCTTATGGGCGGTTAAGCGACATAGGGAAACAAGCACGAACAGGCGCAGAAGCATTAGCTGAACAGCAACTACAGCAAACGCAGTTTAGGCCGTTTACTGTAACCACTGCTACTGGCGCTGGCTTTGGCACCCGTGTTGACCCTATTACTGGCGAAGTCAAAACAACCATGGGCTTATCTCCACAAGAACAAGCAATGCAGTCACAGCTCTTAGGTGGCGCTGGCGGATTCTTTACAGGCGCCATGCAAGACCCTGCTATTCGTGAGCAAGAGCTATACGGGCAAATTAGGGCGGCTACCGAAGCTGATGAGCGCATGGAGCGTCTTGGCTTGGAAGAGCGTCTAGCGGCTCAAGGCAGACTAGGAGTGCGTACAGCGCAGTTTGGCGGCACGCCTGAGCAGTTAGCTATGGAGCGGGCGCAACAACAAGCTATGGCTCAAGCAAGGCTTGGTGCGGCACAGCAGGCACGTCAAGAGCAAGTTCAGCAATCTCAGTTAGGCGGTCAGTTTTTGGGAATGGGCTACGTACCACAGCAACAACTTCTTGCGGCTACTCAGCCTTCACAGCAGTTGGCGGCGCTACAACAGCAGGCGCAGTTGCAAGGTGCTGGATTATTTGGAGAGGCTTCTATGTCTGGCTTGGAATCACAGCTTATTGCAGAGCAAGCAAGAGCAAACCTGCTGGGCCAAATGGGTACGGGTTTGTTAAGCGGTGCCTTTACACCACAGCAAACATCGCCAACAGAATCAATGGTTGGCAACTTTATTAGACAGCTTGGAGGCTAACAATGGCTAAGTTTTCACAAGCATTTTTGCAGGGCATGCTACAGCCCTCCTATCAAAAAGGGTTGTTTACTGCCGCACAGCAGGCTGGGCAATTGCCGGCTCAACTAAAACAGGAGCGCCAGCAACAAGCTGAAATGCAAAGTTTTCGTACAATGAATCCTGAACAGCAATTTGACTTTCTTGAGTCAAAGGCTAAGACACCGCAAGAAATACTCAAGGTTCAAGGAATGAGAGCTAAGGCGGCACAGGCTAAAGCTAAGGCTAAAAAAGCAGAGGCTGATGCAAAGTGGGAGGCGTACACTAGAGGCAAAACTTTAGAAGAAGATAACAACAACAAGTTTGTTGATGGTGCATCTTTAGCCGCTGTAGATAGTGGTGATATTAATGCTTACATAGCCCAGCTTCCGCCTAAAGTTCCTGATTCAATAAAAGAAAGAATTAGGCAAGAGGCTGTTGCAATACAGAAATCAAAAGAGGCCGCAGGTTTAATTGCCACAGAAAGTACATTGCCTCAAGAATACATTGACGCACTTCAAAGCAACCCAAAGCTAGTAGATAGTGCTGAGGCTAAAGAGCAATTGCGTCTCTACAACAACCCCAAAAACCCTGGAGATAAAAAACGTGCGGCCTTTGCTTTGCGCGCTTTGGTTGATTCGGAAGATAAACGAACCAGAGCTTTGTATAACTCTGACACTTATGCAAAAGATCGTGCAGGTGATGCCCTTCGATATCTTCAAAGCATGGAAAGCGAAGTGTATTTCTTTGAAAGCGAAGATCTACCAAGGATTGTTCAAAGCCTAGAAGGTGATGACCTTGTTGATTTCAAGAGAAAACTAGAGCTTGAGTATCGCAAGAATCCATCAGCTAATCCTGAGCAAGCGGCACGACAAGCATTAGACCAAATGCAAATAGAAACACCTGGAGCAGAGCTTGCGGAAGAACGCAGAGCTGAACGTGGAAGAGTTGAAGATATGCGAGAGGCCGCAATTCAAGAGTTAATGGCTGATGGCATGGATAGGATTGAGGCAGAAACAGAGCTAGCAAAACAAGAACAAGCTCGCATTGTTAAAAAACGTCAAGTAACGACAGCTGGAATAGAGGCCGTTAGAGCGGCGGCTAAAGAAAGAAAATATGGGCCATCTCCTAGAGGTTAACTAAATGAGTTCTGTTGAAGAGTACCTCAAGCTACTTTCTGAAGAAGAAACGCCAGAGTTATCTGAGCCTAAAACCGGCTCTGCCGTTGATGACTACTTTAGTTATATAGAGCAAAAGCGAATAGCTCGAAATGTCGGAAATGTAAGGGCGGCGGCTCAGGGCCTTACCTTTGGCTTTGCTGATGAGCTTGAAGCGGCGGCTTCTGATGAAGAGTATGAAATTGCTCTTGCAAAAATACGGGAAGAGCAACAAAGGTATAAAGAAATGAACCCTGTTTCTGCGATTGGGTTTGAATTAGCAGGCAGTGTTCCTACTGCTGTTGCAGGTGCGGCTGGCCTTAGTCGTTTAGGCGTTACGTCTGCGGCTAAACAAGGAGCTTTAGAAGGTGCGGCTTATGGCACTGGCTCTGGAGAAAACTTTGAAGAGCGTGCCGCTGGTGCTGTTGTTGGTGGTTTAAGCGGCTTAGCGTTAGGAAAGCTTATTGATGTAGCGACAACGCCATCGTCCACTGGGGGTTTAAGAACTGAAGGACATGATCTTGCCGATAACTCCTTAAAGATTGAGCCTCAACTAGCAAATAAAGACATTGAAGCGGCAAGAGCTAACGAAGTATTTGATGAGGTAGACAACCCTCAGTACACCCAAAAGCCTTTGTCAGAAGCAAAGACCGCTGGCGAGCTTTGGTCTGGTTTAACTGGCGCTGTTAAGAATTTTTACAACGACAAGGTAACTGGCGTATCAGATGAGTTGATGCGTGTTGTTAGCCCGCAAGTAGGCGCTAGATTTCAACGTGCTGATGAAGCGGCTCTTGCCACAACAAATAAAGAACTTGATGGTCTTTCAGAGCGCCTTGTTCCTGTTGTTAAGATTATTAACGATAGTGAAAGAGCTAAGGGTGTAATGCTTGATTATGCCGCAGGCAAGCTAGGTAAAACACGCAAAGACTCTCTTGTTAAATTACGTAAAGAGCTAGGCGATGATCTCAACACAGAACACATGAACGTGCTTGAGGCGTACCTTAACTATAGTTATAAGAAAAACGCTCAACTAAACAAAAAAGTATTTGGTGCCGCATTCCCAGACGAGCTTACCTATCTACATACGCGCAACATTTCTAGATACAAAGAGCTAAAAGATGAAGGCATGTCTGATGCCGAAATAGAAAAGATGTTTGAAGATCCGGGTATGGAGCGGCGTACTCGTGGCTCTTATCTTAGTAAAGACTCCAATGCCCCGCGCCCAGAAGATTACGACAATCCAGTTATTTCGGATATGCAACGAATCTTTAAGATGGAGCGACTTGCGCAGGTGCAAGATAAGTTTGGCGTGAAAATTGACGATGTACTATCTGCTAAAAGAGCAACTCTTTCGGAGCGTGCGTTAGTTGCCTTAACTCCGCAGGAGTTTTTAGATTCTTTGTTTTATACCTTAACGCAGAAAGGCATTAGCAATGATGGCGCTCAGTACGCTGTAAACAAAATAACTGACACTATTATGGGTCAGGCAAAGACGCCTCACCCAGCAATACAAGCCGCAAACTCTCTGGCCTATGCAACCACGCTTGCCGGCCCTATGTCTGCAATCCTTAACATTGCCGATATTCCTTTGTTAGGCGCTAAGTATGGCGGTCGTGCCGCACTTGAAGGTTTAAAGGTTCTTAATCCCTTTAAGAAAATTCCTAGCCCAGATCTTAAAAAGATGGGCTTGAGTAATCAAACCTTTGGTGAATTCGTTAACAAAACAAATGAGCTTGCGTCAAACAATCAAGGGTTTATGGCAAGCACTGCACACCAAATGCGTAAAGGCGCTGACTTCTTAATGAAAGGCTCAGGCTTTGCGGCTATGGATCAAGTAGGCAAGAAAGGCGTTATGCGTGGCGTACTTCGTAGTGCAGTTGATGACGCCAAGATAGGAAATCTGTCTGAAAACTGGGGCTTTTACTTTAATAAAACCGAACTTGATTTGATCGGGGATCAGTTAAACAAGCATGGTATGGACTGGTCTAAGTACACAGGCGATGGAGCAAAACTTGTAGAAGAGCTTTTGTTTGCCGGGCTAGGTCAGCAACAGTTAATTAGTGCGGCTGGTCGTCCTGCGGCATGGGCTAGAAATCCCAATCTTCGACCGCTGTGGGCATTGCGTGGCTTCGTAGTTAAACAGCAGGCCCTCGCGTTGCGGGAAGTCATGGGCAACATTAAGGCTGGCAAGCCAGAAAAGGCGGCTCAGTTCCTTGGTCGCTACGCGGCGTATGGCGCAGGTGGATATGCGGTAATTAATGAAGGCCGACAATTTATCTTTGGTGACGGCGAAGCTTCATTTAATGGGCTAGTTCGAGGATACGGTGACGCCTGGGCAAGTTTGTTAACAGCCAATACGCTTGGACTTAACGACTATCAATACGGTCAAATTAAACAGAACGGGCTACTTTATACTTTTGCTCAGGGAATGATGCCGATAGCTATTGATCGTCCTTTGGATATTGGAAAGACAGTTGTTGAAGTGCTAGATAAAGAGCGACCACCACAAGCAATCGCTCAAGAATTACCAATTTATACTCAGCCTATACGAACCGCAGAAAGAGCGGCGGGAGCTGTAGGAGCAACTACTACTCAAGGTCTCCTGCAAGAAGCACTTCGCAAACGCAATCTAGAGCCTTAGTCCCAACTAACAAACTCTAACCAACCCCTTACCCCTGCCGCCCTGTCATTCTCCATACGGGCGGCTTCTGCTTTGTAATGCTTCGCTATTTCTTTGACTTCCTTATGTGCTCGCTTGGCTAAGTCAACGTCCTCTGCTTTTTCTCTAATTAACTCAAGGGCACCTTCGCCGTAGGTGTCAATATAATGACGCACGAAGTAGTCTGGGCTACTACCAAATCGTTGGTGGCATCCGTAGCAG